CAAATGCAGCAGACCCTAAATAAGATCTAGTGGTATTGTCTTGGTTCGCTTTTAACCCTTTACCAAACGTCAATGGTTCTTTTGGAATCGTTAATGCTTTAGATGAGTTTGTTGCAACTTTAGCATTATAGTTGTCTTGGTTAATTAACATTTGTTTTGCAGATTCCGCTCTAGCAATTACTGGTTCCATAGCTGAAGCTTGTCTTAGCGCAGGGTTAGTTGCTACGTTAGTAAAGGCTTGTCTTTGTTCTTCAGGGATTGCCATATACTCTCTGTAGTTGGTTGCAAAGTTTTCTGGTCTTCGTCTATACTCAGGTAGGTTTGCAACAAAGTAATTAAAGCCTGGATCTTCTTCAGCTATTCTTCTAAAGTTTTCTACTGCCGCTGTTGATTCAGCTGAGGATAAGGGTTGTAATGGTTCCGTCGCCCGCGGGCCACGTTTCGGCATTAGTGATCGAATACCTTTTTGAGCTCCTCTAAATACAGGGCCTACTAATGGTGTCATACCCGCTACTCCAAGAGCAGTTAGCCCTAAATACCCTAACGCTTCAATCGGAGTCATATCTTCATAACCCTCTTCACCTCTAGCAGCTTTGGCTAAAGTCTCAGCATCTTGTAGTGCATACTTATAGGACTGCGCTTCACCGACCACGGGCGTCACATCTCTAGCAATACCATAAGCTACATTTTGAAAATTTTTTTTAGCTTTTTCTAATTTTTCTGGATCTAGATTTGCAACTTCATCATCTCTTAAAATCGGTGAATAATCGGCCATTTAATTCTCACGTGTAATATTTATAATCTTGAGGCATTCTTACTTCGTCTGTAGGCTCATAATCAAAATCAGCCGAAATAAAATTACCTTCCCTATATCTTAACACAGCTTGTGTGGTACTGTCCACGAGGTCATCGTGATCTCCATGAGGAAATGCTGCACATTCTTCAATGACTTCATGGGCAAATTGCATTCCTTCTGGGTAAAAAACCATACCTGATGCAAAGACTGGAGACACTGCATTTACACGTGAAACTTTATCTTTTCCTCGACCAGGGACAAAATCTTGAACTGGAATTCCTGTTCTTCGTAATTCTTGAATGAGTGGTAGACCACTGGCTTTAGCTTCAATTACACAAGCTTCGGGTTTCCAATAAGTAAATTGTTCGGTGGCCACTGCTTTTAATTCAGGAAAGTCCCAACGACCTTTGAGTGCATCAAGTAACATCAAACATGGTGGAGAATCCTCAGTTGGTCTAAATACGCCCCACGTAGTTATTGCACTAAAGTCAGCTGAATCTTTTTTTGAAAAAGCAGTATCGAGTGATTGAATGACAAATTCTAATTGTGGAATGCCCCCCGACCATGGACGCCAGTATTCACGTTTGATGATGGCACCTTCTTCTGAAGTTGGGTTTTGCATGTACTGTGCATTCCAACGTTGAGGAGGTATAGATGCTTTAACAGATTCTAATTCTTCTTTCTTCCAATACTCAGGCCATACAGGTTCTCCGTCGTCCAGGAGCGCTGGAAACTCGACCACCTCCCACTGATCAGCGCCAGGGTTTGCTTGTGCTTTAAGAAGTCTTCCTGTTAGATCGTCGGTCGCCCATCTAGTCATTACGACCACGATTGACCCGCCAGGTTGTAAACGTTGACGTGGCCCTGATACATACCAATCATATGTCTTCTCCATTGCAGAATCTGACATAACATTTTGTTCGGTATGAGGGTCATCAATTATTAATATATCTGCACCCCTACCCGTTATGGCACCACCAACACCAGCTGCAAAATATTCACCCCCGTCTGAGGTCTCCCAACGACCTGCAGCTTTGCTATCCTGTTGGAGTCCCATATTGTTAAAAATTTTTTTATATTCGGTACTGTCAACTAAGTTTCTTACTTTTCGACCAAACCTTTGTGAGAGTTCCGCATTGTGAGAAACCTGCATGATTTTTGCTTTGGGTCGGAGTCCCATTATCCAAGAAGGAAACAAGAAAGATGCAAACTCAGACTTTGTATGTCTTGGTGGCATATTGATTATGAGTCTCTTGATCTTGCCTTCAGCGACCTTGGTTAATTTGTCAGCAATAATTTGATGGTGCCCCCACCTAGAAGGTTCATCTGCTTCTCTACAAATAAAATCTGGCCAAACCTGTTTAACAAAGAAAAGGAATTCTGTTCTGGCTTTCAGTATCTTTTTTGCATCTAGAAGTTGTTTTACCTTAATTAACTTCTCTTTTGGTAATAAATCTAAATCCATAAGTATTTTCTGCTTACTATTTCTGTTTATCTTTGCATTTATCTCTCTTGTCAAGTTACATTCGCAAAATCTGGGGGGTGTAGGGGTGTAAAAATTAGGTTTTGAGATTGCCGAACTAAAGAGATACTAGTTGAGATGGTGAACGCGTGGCCGATTAATCGGCCACGCGTTAGTGATTAGTTAGGTCGCGTCATTGTAGTAGTATCTCGCACAAGTCCGAATTTCTCGGCAAGATTACCCGCGAGTTGAGTTGCGAATTCTTTTATCTTATCGTCATTTTGATTTCTCAAAAAGAACTCAAAGATTTGTTGGTCAAGATAACCCGCAACAAGTTGCCAATCAATCGTGCTTTCTTTTTTATTCTTTAAGATATCCACGAACTGTTTTAACTCGGCAACAATCTGGTCATTACTTTTTTCACTTTGAGATATAATCTCATTCATTTTTACGATTGCTTTTGTCATAATGAATTATACCTCTTTGATTGAGTAAGTCCAGTTTGTTCTAATATTCTTTTTAGAGAATTTTCTAAACAATTCTGGATATTGTTTTTGAAAGTTTTTACTATCAAACATATTATACACTTTTGTATCTTTTGCGATTTGATAATAAGTACTTTTTTTAATAAGACTTAAGCCCGAACAAGATGATACATTCTTTGTGCTAAAGTCATCAAATAATAAAATCAATTCTGGTTTTATTATTCTATTCCAATCGCTAGTTAATTGCGATTTATTATCTAACAATTCACAACTATTTATAATTAGTTGTTCTTGTTTTTTTGAAAATATACTAGGTATATTTTTTCTTTTTGCTTTTGTCATATTACTACCTTTCATTTATTAGTTTATAACAATAAAGAATTTATATTATCCCATGAGCATATCAAGTCTTTTTTTTAATTTTTTTCATTTTTTATTTTAACCCCACACATGAGCCATGAGCCCAACAACCCCCAACCACAGCGACAAGGAATTTGAACTAAAATTTTTGGCGGTACCGCGAAACTCCTGATTTCTATTTATCTCCTTATCTTCGCAAACTTTTCTTCGGGAATTGGGAAATGGGAAAACATCTACCAGCTCAGCTTCGCTGCGGACCGTACCAGATGCAAGAGCTACACCTCTGGCATCAGAACTCCTTTCTTCCAATGGGAAATGGGAAACCCACACCTGCTTCCTGAACGCTGCTGGTACGGCGGTACCCCGTAGATGCTTGTTATATTTTCCTCCAATCAGGTCTCGAGTGTTGGGATGGGAAATGGGATCTAGATGAATATCGCGATGATCATCAGGCCCACGGCCACCCGACCCCAGTCCGAGCGTAACATAAATAAACTTAACAACAAAATAAACCAATGCATGCATTCTACTCCTCCTCTTCTCTATCTGCTAATATTCTATGAGCTGCCTGCTCACACGCCCACCAGGCCAGCAAATTTTTCAATTGAGTCATTGACCCGACGTCCTTAGCGCCATTGAAATGGGACAGGAACTTCATGATAGATACACCATGATCCTGCGCATCTTGGTAGAGCTGATCCCAAATCTCCTTCTCATGTTCTTCATAGAATTTAACAGTGTCAACATAATAGATGAGCGACGGGATTAACCCGCCGCTGCAACCGTGCTCTGCTACTTCTTTAATCGAAAACAAATCGGCTTTCTCGCCTTCTATCAAAAAATTTTTTATATTGTTCATGCTTTTCCTACCTTCCACGTGATTCCTTCGGCATCTGTTTTATATTTGAACTTGTCGCCAATCTTGTATTGGATTACATTGAACGGCTCATTCTCTAGAATTCCAATTCCGTTTTTCTGATCGCCCTTGAAGATTCTACACCACATCTTCTCATCACCTCTCTTGGCATCTTTAAACCAAACATACACCATACTTCTCCCCCATTTGGGATTCTTCTCAAATTTTTTAATGCTGAAGTAGGCTTCTTTTCCATGCTCCTTACATGAAAACATTATATTGTTTTTTTCTGCGTGTTGTTGTTTTTGTTTTGTCATCGTTTCTCTCCTTTGTTATCTCCCATGAACATAAGATGTTTATCTTGTAAAGTCAATACCCTAAATAAAAAATTTTTTGACATAGACGCGTGTGCGTGTGCACCAATCTATTTACCTGCTCCTGAAAATTTTTCCAGTCTCGGTACCGCGTACCAGCCAGTCCTGATCCAGAGTTCACGAACCACAGACCATTCTGTAAAACGGGGTGTGGGAAATGGGAGATGGGGCATCATAGGTTTCGCCATAAACACCGAGCGACTAGTCTTCTAACTACGGTGGGAAGCTTTTTCTCGAGTGCCCCAAGATGACGGTAGCCCAACGGACAAACAGGAGCTAACAAGTTTGAGATGATTGAGCTACCATGACCACATATATATTATCCCACGACAATGTCAAGAACTTTCTTCACCAGCTTCTACGCTGCTGGGTCCGCATCCCTGATTGTTTCTTCCTGCTTTTCTGAACGAAACGCTAATGGGCGTTGGGAAATGGGAACTAAATGGTGAGCTGCTCAGCGGTACCAGCTGCAGAGAAGGGTCGATGGTCAGTGGTCAAAGAATGGTGGATTTGCAATGGGAGTTGGGAGATGGGAACTAAACGCTGCTGGATCGCGGTCCCTGATGCAGCTCAGAGTCGACGATGGTGATTAACAATTGTCCGTAGTCAACGGGAAACGGGAAAGTGGCAAATGGGACGGGGGTCGACGGTTCATGGATCATGGCCGATGTCCACTGGTACAGTTTCAAAGCTCTCTCCTTGAGGGCCTTTTGCAAGATAAATACTCGTCCTCCTGCAAGTCCACGCCTGATAATCCACGCTTTTTGATATTTAGATAGCCCAATCGCTGTACCAGAACTTACCTTTAGCTCTAGCCAAAAATCTACACCATTGAAACAGCCATTAACGTCTGGAACTCCTAGCCCTACGTCGGTTTCTATTCTTTGAAAATGTACGCTTGGCAACGCTTTTCTTATTTCTTGAAACAGTTTTGACTCTTGCTTTCTCATCAGTTTTATCTCCTAAATTTATGTTTTTTTGAATGTAAGGTAAGAACCATTTATTATCCCTAATTATCTGTGAAAGTGTATTAGTTAGATTATTAACTACAAGCTCTTCGTCCTTCTCTACAGCCAAGCAATTGCCTTCTGAATTTAGACCAGAATGATACACAGCGGCATGCATAACTTCATGCAACAGTGAGTTTGCCATAGATCTAGATGACTGTGTTTTATCTAATTCAATTGTATTTTTTACAGAATCGTACTCACCGAAACAATGATTGTCGTTATCATTAGAAGGTGAAATAATATTAATTTTAACATCTTCGTAGTTAACCCTTATTTTCTTTTTTAGTGTTGACACTAACAGCTCCTACATTAGTTGATATCAAATGCGAGTTATGTACTTTATGAAATGCGTCCCAGAAGTCTTTTTCAGTCTTCCACCGAACTATCTTCTTCGGCTTCAAGCTCAAGGATTTTGCTGTTTGGTATTTCATCACGTAACTCATTTATCTGTTTAATCAATTCGTCTTTTGACATTGCTGACAAGTCTTGAACCTTAATTTCTTTTTTGTCAACATACAAACCAACAGATTGTCCGAGCCTAAACTCAGCATTGATGGCAGCAGCTAGTTGTCCTTTGTCTTCTGCTTTCTTGGATAAATCGTCTAATCTTCTAAGATGTCTGTAATGATCTTTGTAAGTCTTAGCTGCTGAATCTCTTAACTTCTCGATATAAGCAACTACATGAGGATATTTATCAGGATTAGTTAATAAACTACCTGTCTTCTCACAAATTTTATCAGCATAGCCTGCAGCTTTAGCAGCCTCTTTTTTGGTTACGTCTGGGTATCTTGAAACAAAGTATTCTGCAAATGTCCTTTGTTTTGGAGTTAAGTGTTCTGCTCCTTTTAAACGTTTTTTTAATGCTCCAACAGTATTCATAATTTTCAAAATCTATATAGGTATAATAAACTAAAACTATACTATTACCACAAAAAAGGTCAGCTAACCAGTAGAGCTACCTATATAGTAAGCTGAAATTCAGTGTACTTTCAGGGTACTACACTGAAAGAATAAACGTTGGTATATAAGGATAATAGTCTATTTTCCTGTTTTCAGTGTACTCGGTACTATTTTTTGTGTTGTAGGTGTTCGTACCTTGTAGTACCTTATAAGAACGCTGAAATTTAATAAATTGTTGTATTTTTGTCACAATTGTTGCTTGTATGCACTTTAAAACCATTCTAAATTATATTGTTTGCCGTCGTCCGTGATCCGTGGTAGAGTATTGTATGATACATAATTTCTCCAAAGGTATCTATTGACATGGAGGTGTTCAATGAATAAAACTTAGCTGATTGCTCAACAATCAAGGCTCAGTGGTTTTATTTTTTGTTTTTCAACTCCCTTTCTACCACTGGGCCTTTCAAATAATCCCTCACTTCACTAAATCTTTCTTTATTCCTCGCAATATGTTCACAAGCACCAATAAACTCTTGATCGGTATAATCAAATTTCATTCTATTAACGAACCAA